AAAGTATTATCCTAACTCCTGCTACAGCTAATTTTTGTAGTAACTTAAGTAAATTTAACGGAGGAGCAAAAATTGATGTAAATTCCATATATACCTTCGCTGGGTGCACCTCATAGTAATGTACTACCGATGCACCTGTAAATGTTTTTAAAGCCAAAATTAACATTTCCGGTTCCCCACATGACCTATTTAGAAATGTTTGCAATCTGAGAATTTTCCTATATTCATCATCAGTCAATCCTTGTCTACTAACCCCTAATATCTCTCCAGTTATATCAAGAGAATATCCTATGGCAGTGTCTAAATCCCTCATTTTGCTAATTTCAGAAGCAACAATTTCCGCTCTTTGCAGAGGATCAACTCCAATATATACCATTTTATTAATATTCAGGCTATCCTCAAATTGTTCTATCAGTAAAGACGCGGTAACAGTTTCCATATTAGCAAGAAAATCATCACGTATCCCAGAGTATAGACTATACCCAAAAGTTGCAATCAACCCGCTGTGGAAAGGTAAAGATTGTCCGAATCTTGCAACATCAAAGCCATTTGAATAATACATTTTATTTATACTCCCTTAGTAAGAAGGAAAACTTGCTCTTACTCTTGACGTTTCAGTGACTGTTACAATAGTCAATGGTGTAATATTATCCCTTTTGTAAAAAGTAATATTCCCCGTTTCCGTATCAATTGTATATTTCCCATCCACCATTGCCATGACCAATGATAAAATTTGGCTCAATGTGATATTCTCAATCGTATCATCTAATGCCAAATTAGATATTATTCCGCTGGAAGGAAGTTTTGCAATTATTTGACCAAACGCGGTCTCAATATATTTCATAATCGAACCTGCCAAAGTAGTCACTTCTGATACGTCAATTAACTTTAACGCTTCCGCAATTACTATTTTATTTTCCTCAGAGTCTGAAAGTACCACATTAACATTTGTATCTTCACCCATAATATTAGTATTACGTGTGAATACCTGAATTACGGTTGATTCCTTAAATTTAAATGTAAACGTATAACTCCCCAGTTCACAAGCACTTGTCAATTTCATCCAACCTTCATACAATCCTTGACTTATACGAGTTAACTTATAGTAATCAGTCCAAGTACTTGATTCAACTAAATGCACATCCCCTGTTCGGGTTGTAAATAAATCCTCAAATAACTCAAAAGGATTGTCTGCTCTTACTTGTACTGTCAATTCGCTATCATCAGGATCTTCCATACTCCCTCCTGAATCTCTAAGTTGACAAGTAATAGGAATCCAAAGAATTTCCGCTTCTACAGGTTGTATAATTGGAGTAGGGATTGACGCTGCAAAAGTTGTGTTATTCTGTATTGCCAGTACATCATTTTGTGAAGCTATTGTGGCACTTGATCCTGGCAATGCAGTAAATATAGTACCTACTTTTGACTTTACATCATCAAGATCCGCATCCGCTGCAATTATATCTCCTGCGGCCGGTAGTTTACTTTTAATAGTTGCTACATCATTTTTAGTAGGTGTCAAATCACTCTTTAAAGTTGCTGTATCACCTTTAATGATTGACGTATCAGCTAATACGAGAGTAAGATCTCCCTCAACTCCATCAGTATATGATTTTAATGTTGTACAATCTGATTTAATGGAAGCAATATCTGCCGATACGCTGGAAACAGGTGTACCTAACAAAGTTTCTACTCCATCAGTATATCCTTTTATCAATACTGCATCGGCTTTTACTGCGGCAATATCCGCGCTCACACTTGCAACAGGAGTACCTAAAGTCGTTTCTAAACTATCCGTATATCCTTTGATAGTTGCAAGATCTCCCTCTACACTATCTGTATACCCTTTAATTGTTGTCAAGTCCGCAAGTGCAGTTGTCATACTTCCCTCAAGGGAGTCTGTATATCCTTTTATATCAATAGTATCACTAAGTAAAGTATTTACATGTGAATGTACTGTTACAATATCTCCATCAATATCATCCAATTTAGTTTCAAGAGTATCAGTATACCCTTTAATTGTTACACAATCGGACTTTACCGCTGCAATATCTGCCGATACGCTGGAAGCAGGAGTCCCAAGCACAGTCTCAAGAGTATCAGTATATCCCTTGATAGTCACGCAATCAGCCTTGACATTCGCTATATCAGTACTTACACTTGATACCGGTGTACCTAAGACAGTCTCAAGAGTATCAGTATACCCCTTGATAGTCACTGCATCCGCCTTTACCGCTGCAATATCCGCTGACATACTTGCCCCAGCGGGAGAGCCAAGTACACCTTCTATTGAATCTGTATATCCTTTAATGGTTGTCAAGTCTGTTTGCATAGTGACCATATCATCCGCTCGCTTGAAAGATACTATAACGCAAGTATCATCAAATATTTTTGGAGTCGTTTGATCATGTATTTTAATGGTCACCGGATAATCAGTATTATCAGGTGTTAATTCCCCCGCTGTCAAGGTCATTAAAAATATACCTGTTGTCGATATTTCCGCCGGTAAAGTACCAATATTAGATACATCCCAGGTACCACCTGTATGTTTAATTATCTTTACGTCCCCTGCTACAAATGGATAAGATTCACCCGCCCTAAAATCTGGTCTATTTGCTGTACTTATCAACGGAAAATCTACATACGTAGCCGTTGCACTTTTTCTTAGAACTTCCATATATTATTCTCCTCTATTAAAAATTATTCATTTACTTTTTAGCTAACACCGCGCATTACACCGCGAGCGCAACCGCGCATAACATTATGATCTACTAATGCCATAGGTAAGAATTCGATTACTTCCCATGCAAAGGCGGTTAATATTCCACTTTTACTTTTGCCTGCAATAAATTGCGTAGCTTGTAAATCCCATACTGTTGTCAGCGTATCTCCTTGATTCCTCACACTGGAATTCCCTTCAACCCAAGTACTCATTATTCCATTTAATTTAAATAATGATTTGTCAACATTTACAGTTGCACCTATGGCTACTGTAGTTTGTAAATCCCCTACAGCTATGGTATCATACCCACTATAAACATTACTAACCTGAAATTCAATAACATAAATCAAGTAATCAATCGCATCAGAAGGAATATTTACAAATGATTCAAATCGTAGATTAGTTGCACTTGTGAGGTGACCTTCTCGTAAGTGTTTACATGTGGCAGCATCATAGGATATTTTATAATATGTAAAGGTTATAGTTTTAGTTAAATCCACAGAGGTAATAGTAATATTTGTTACATTACTTCCCCCACTGGTAATAGTTCCTGTTTTAACTTGTATTGATTTAATCTCAGGTATTGTAATAACCATATATTCAATTGTCAATGTACCAGTTGTCGTATCGCGAGTAAACGTTAAAGTAGTACTATTTGTAATTTCTGCTAAGAAACAGAAATTTGAGGGATACGCATTGCCATAATTAATTTGTGCTGTAGCAATTATAAAAGATTTTGTTGTATCAATACTATTTATAGTTGCAGTATTAGAATAATCACCTACACTGCATTGACCGTGTTGTACATATGCTTCATTAATCTGTAAAATTTGATAATCAATATTATATTCAGACCCACTTTCACCGCGTTCAAATTTTATATATTTAGTTCCACCACTTTCGTAGATTTTTCCAGCAAGCACAGAACGTTCATAATTGTCAACAAGTGAAGGAGCCGCATGGTGAAATACCATAAAAGTCTTTGACAAATCCCAATTATTATCAATATCTACTGTAACACTGGTACTTCCCGAAGTTAAAACTACCGTATCCGCAAGTCTTCTCGAAACTGTTGGCATATGTCAAGCTCTACTTTCCATTACCATTTTTTGTTTTATCAACTATCAATTTTAATTTATCAACCAATTCTGTATACTTCTTTTCAATAATCGATAGAAAGAAAACCTTAAATTCCTCTGTATTTATAAGATCTTTTAAATCATGTTTTTCATTATCGAGATTAATAAAATATTTTTTAAAAGAGGATTTTTCTATTCCGCTATAAAAATCTGATAAACTTCTCAAACGGTCTAAAAGATCATTTGAGTCGTCCGCTGATTTTCGAGCGTTTTCAACTTTTGGTTTATAGGTCTCTAAAATTGTTTTGTCAATTGCCATTTTAATTCTCCATTTCTTATGTTGGTAAATCTGCAAAAATTCTATTAGGATGGAACGTTGCTATTTGATTTGATGCGATTGCTATTTTATTAGTAATATACGAAGGTGAATCATCAGGGGAGTTTGTTATTGCAATCATTATGTAAATACTCTCTATCCCTGGAACATTAGGATAAATATTCGTTATAAATCTTTGTGGTATAATATCAAGCCCTACTTCAAATGTTTGCGCGTACTCCCAAAGTAAATCTTTTATAGCTTGTAAACCATTTGAAGGAAAAATTTCTTCACTATATGTTGTAATACTTGCAGATACCCAACCATATTTTATTATAGGACGTGAAAAATTCATTATTTGAGTATCCCCATTTGAATCAATGACCGCTTGACTAATACTACCAAAAGTTTTAATACCTCCTCCTTTTGTTTTCCATAGTTGATTTCCAATATCTATAGGGTCTCCCCCTACAACAAGAATCTCTATACTATGAGGAGGTCTCCCGTCAACTTCAATATCTTCAATATTTTCAAATCCTTTACAAACAATCACACCAGCAACTTCTCGTAGCATTCTTGCCACAATTGCTTCCAAATTAGCAGCTCCAACTATTTGTAATGAGTTTTTTCTTCTTATTCGTAATTCCGCATCCGTTTCAATATCTCTTCCCTTAACTCCCTCTTCAAAATTATTAACATTTGTCAATCCAATAATTGGAGTTTCAATAATGTCAATAGTTTTTTGTGATACCGGTATAGCTCCTAATTCTGTACATTTGCAATTGACTAAATTATAAAAATTAACACTATCATCAATATTTACAAACTTAAATACACCATTATCGTCTTTTGCATGTAATAGAATTACCCCATTGCCAATATTTTCCGCAGTCGCTGTACATAAAGGTTCTGTATTTATTTGTTCTACCATTGAATCAATCAATGTGTCAATATCAGGGGATACCCCACTATCTTCACTTACCACCAAAGTAGTTGTATCGCTTTTGTCAATACCGAATTGATATGTAGTATCAGGTTGAATATCCGAAACCTCAGCATAACCTTTATGATTATTAACATAAGACAAAGTTATATCTGATAATGTTTTAAAAATATTATCTGTAATATTTGATTTAAAAAGTGTGCCTTCAGGAATTATTGAACTACTCTCACCGCGTAATCCAACTATCACAAGGGATGCAATCGCTTTTAACCTCTGTATTCCATTAAAGTCGACACAATAATCAAGAGATACTCCTGTTGCAGTGACAGGGTTGGTATTCAAATAAATATTTGCTAATTGTTCCCACACATCAATTGACGGTTTAGAGAGTACTCCAAGCAATTGTCCTAATATACTATCTGCATCTGTCTGCACATTTCCAAATTTACTAATTGCATCAGTTTGCATTTCGCGTAAAATAGCATCTTGTCGTTTAACTCTAAAACCTGTATTTGTCAACCCGTAACTACTCATATTTCTATCCCCTCATTCAAAATTAATACCCCATATATTGTCCTTAATTTCATTTTTACAGATAATTTTCTTAACAAAATGGAGTACTCTGTACTATATTCTAATATTTCAATGACCTCAAAATCATCAGTCATGGTAACAAGTATCATATTATCAATTAAATTTTGATTTGGATTTTTTATAAAAGCAACTCCGAACCAATCCAACCCTAAAGTTGTATCTAAAAACCATTCGTTAAAAAAGAATAACAATTTTATTTGTAAACGCTGTCGACAAGCTTCTTGTTCAGTTACAAAATAAAAATCTCCATTCTCAAAGATTAAGTCTCTAGTTGTCAAGTTAATCGCTAAGTCCATTATTGCGCCTTTACTTTTGAAGTCAATTCATTGTTTGTAATTGCACTTCCATATAATGCAATTGAACCCCCTGGAGGAACAGGAGGTGGAAAACTTGTCAATATAACACTTGCCGGAGTACTTGTCGAGTAAGAGCCACTTGGTGCGGCAATAAAATTATGAACGTGATTGTTAAATACATCTTTAAATGATTCATTAATCAACTTTTTCAGAGATTGTCCTCCAATCTCAATTTCTCCATTATTTTTTATTGTCAATACATTACCAGAAGTAAATTGTATATCACCATTCTCTTTAATTGATATAATGGAATCCTCATAAATAATTTCCAAATCATTTAAATTTATAGGTTCCGGAGTACCAATCTTAAATGGATATAATCCTGGTATCGCAATTGCATCGGAAACATCAAATCTTCGGGGGTCACTTGATGTTATTTGTTCCCCATTAAGACTATTAAGCCAAGTATCAAGGGATTTTTGAGAGAAAATTAAAAGTACCGTATCCCCTTGTTGTAATTGCGGTAATCGAATCACTGCTTTACTTGTACGAGGAAGAACTAAAGGAACATTCACAATAGGCTTATACTTTAATTCTATTCCATCCGTATACTTTCGATTGATAGCTGGAGTTACTTGCACTCTATAACTATCAATTTGCTTGTCCACAATTCCTGGAAGTGCTGTATTAACCCCTTCAAATAGAAAGGTGTTGAATAATCTTTGTAAAGCTTGATTAAAGCTTATTGTATCTGTCATATTTCCACCGCCTGTAAAATAGTTTTAAAATCACTCTCCATATTATCTCCTGTATGATGTACAGTCAATATTTTATATTTCTTCTTTTGTCTATTCAGGCCATTAGATAATAGTATCAAACCCCCAGGTTCTGCTTTTGGTTGTAATAGACATTCTATTGTCCAACCGTCAATCTCTTTTGTTTTATCAGTTGATGATTCCGAGGAAGAAATTTTTGTTCTTTGAGGAGTACCGATTAAACCCGTATCACTATTTAATTCAATGGCTAATGATCTATCATTATTATATTTCTCGTAAATTTTCATTTCCTCATTCTGTATTGACCAAGTCAATCCAAGATATTTA